CCTCTTGTGCCTGGCTGTCTAGCTGCGTATTCACCTACGGATGCTTGACCAGTGCTGTAATTGTTTAAGTAGTCATCTGTGCTTCTAATTAATATTGGTGTTCCACTAACACCAGCGTTAACCATTCCTGTCTCTGCACGAACAACTTGAAGTGCATTACCATACTGCAAAAAGTTTGAAGCTGCAAAAAATGTTTCAAAGTTTGTACTGTTGGGTTTACCAAATATTCTAACGAGTTCCTCTTCAGACGATATTAGTGTAATCTCTCCAACAGGCCCTTTTTCAAAAGCACCCGCTATTGCACCAATAGACGTTGAAACAGCAGGAATCACATTAGTTAGATCTATTTCCCTGACTTGAACGCCAGGCGATACTAAAAATGCCATGTTTATCTCCTATTTTTATTCAAAAGATTTAAATCTTTGGTTTTATTTATGGAAACAAAGATTTTCAAAATGGATTTTATATGCACTCCAACACATAAATAGATTTATGTCATATTATAACAAATACAAAGACACTATAAAAGAAGTGTCAAAAAGACACTACAGAAAAAGAGAGATATGGATTAATGAGTTTCTGTCTGGTTACTGCTGTAAGTATTGTGGTGAAAGTGAAACAGCGTGTTTAAAATTTTATCCACATGATACAAAAATAAGATCATTGTCAAAAAGAAAAGGTCTCAATAGCGAGTCAAGAAAAGATGTTGTTGACTTAATAGACGTATCAAAAATTGTTTGTTCTAATTGTTTTTTAAAGATAGACAATGAAATAATAGATATTATGTAATTTTACCAATTATCATATCCATTGTGTCTGACAACTGGATTCCATCTAGTTCCATATTCATCGACCACTTCACCAACATTACTGTCTTCAAGACCATCTACTATAAACCCAAAAGGCGCCATGTCCTGTTCTAGTTGATCTTGTTGTTCCATAAACATTCTTTCTCTTATGTCTAGATTTGTTAGTTCTTTAAAATATATCTGGTTTGTCATCCATGCGAACAAAACACAACACATCGCAAGGTCGTCTGTGTGTCCCTGTTCTGCTTGATATGATTGTCCATGACTCACAAATGTAGATATTTCTTCTATAAGGTTATAATCATTGACAATTAATTTATCAGTTTCGATTAACTGTTTCAAGTTAGAACAACCAAGAATTTTTACTGCCTTAGTTGTTCTTACACCAAGTTGAACTTTAGCGCCAGAAAAACCACTACCTAGTATCTGACCTGCCCTACCTCTCATAGATGCCATTACTACATTATCGTATTCTAAATCATAGTGTAATGCACTTGCAACTTGTTCACCGATATCATTTACTTCAATCATAACATAAGATTGATTGTAAGCTTTCGCTGACTCGTAAATAATTGTAGGAAAAACAAGAGGTTTTATTTCGTTACTTCTGTATTTTGCAACGATCCTGTAAGGTATTTCGGAAACATCAAAAACTAAAAAAGCAGAGTAATCGTTTTCCGTTCCTCGAGCAACGTCAGCAACTATTGTGTATGTATGATCTTTAATTGGTTTTACATATTGGTCTAATCCAGCATTAGATACAATTGGTGTGTCATATGCCATTGTCTTTATTTTTGTGGGGTGTATAAGAGTGTTGATAGATCCTAAGAATTCACACTCAAACTCTCTGTTAAACTGTGCCTGAGATGTGTTTGCAATAGTCTCTTTTTTCCACTTCTCATCACGGCCTGGAATTTCACTCCAGTGAACTTCTATTGGTATATAAGTGTTTCTTTCATTCTCTGCGTCTGACCACAATTTATGAAACAGGTTCATACCGTTTGGCGTTGAAACAATCACAACCTTTGTTGATTGTCCAGAAGATATTGTAGGATATACTGAACTAAAAAAGTCTTCAGCCACGTTGTTTGGAACAAACGCAAACTCATCTAAAAAAATCATGTTAAAAGAACCACCACGAACGGCACTTGAGGATGTTGATGATGCCACTATTTTAGAACCATTTTCTAAATCAAGAGAACCTTTGTTCCAAGACATAACACCCTGTTGCATCCATTTGGGTATATTTTCATATGCAAGTTGCAGTCTAGAAAGAATATCTCTTGCAGTAGCAGCTTTGTTGGCAAGTATTGCTACCTTCATTTGTTCGTTAAATAAAACATAGTGCAAGATATAAGATACTATTGTAGTTGTCTTTCCAGACTGTCTAGGAAGTTTACAGATAGAAAAACGATTATTGTGTATTGTACCAACAATTTCTTTCTGGAAGGGATACATATCAAAACTAACAAGACCCTCATCAAGCGACACAATCTTGATATATTTTTCACAAAAGTACAATGGGTCTTTCATACACCTAGTGTATTCTGATATTTGTTCTTCAGTCCACTCAACAGGAACATTCGCTTTTTTGAGAAGCGGATTTCCTAAGTAATGATTAATGTCATTCATTTATCTTTTTTTAACAACTTCTGTAACTCAGCAGTAGATCCAACGTACAATGCGTTAGTTACATTTTGCGGCGCAGAACTAGGAACTTCTTTTAGTTTTTTCATTTTAGATTGAAGATCTCCTAACTTTTCGGTAACCTCTGCCACGTTTTTAATTAAGTTGCCTGCAACCTCATATGTTCTGGGGTGTTCTGATTCTTTAGCGAGATCTAGTATCCCATCTATAGCATCTTGTCCCCTTTCAATTAAATTATAAAAGTTTTGTCTTTGGTATTCATAGTCTCTTTCTATGTCTTGTTCTGTACTTTCTACAGATTTAATTTTTGGTAAAACTTTCTCAACATTAGTATTAGTTTCACCATCAATTCCAAGAACATTATTTAAAACATCTGTTGACTTATCCATTACTTGTCAGTTCCGCTTTCTGGATCAAAGTTTTTTGCATCCTCAAAGAACGATGATGTCTCATTAAACCCAAAATCATCATCAGCACCAGCAGTAACAGGATTTGGCGTAACTGTATATCTTTGCTGTCGTTTGGGAGCATTTGCTTGAATATCTGTGTACTGATCAACCTGAACACTTTTAATTACTTTAGTGTCTGTGACTGGGCCATACAAAAAGAATTTAGCGTTAAATGATAATGTATAGATTATAGACCTTCTAGTTACCATGTCCGCTTCATAATTGTCTTCATAAGCAACATTTGTTAATATGATGGGTACATTTTTAGCCGTAGACATGTCGGTATTATCATTTATAGTGACCGTATAATCTGGTTGAAAATAAGGTAATATTTGTTCCACTATCTGTAACGCATCATCAGAATTTTTAGACATAACAAACATCTCAAAAGACATGTCGTATGGAACAGGCATAAACTGAGAACTTACGGACTCACCATCTTCAGAGTTGTTAACTTTTTTAAGTTTTTGTATTGAGTTAAGTTTTCTGCTTGGATCGTATGTTATTGTTCCTATCTCAAAACCCATTCTTGGCAAGGTCACCGCAACTTTTTTTTCTAGATTTGGATCTTCTTGTAATCTTGCTAACCACTTTTGTTTTGGGCCGTATGCAAGAGGAACTTTCATACTTTGTATTATAGCTCCAGAGGAATTTTGTCTCACGATACTGATGTTGTTAAACATACTACCGAATGCAATAACAACCTTTCTCATGGTTTCGTTATAAAATTGTTGACCTAACATATTATTATCCTATATCTCCAAATGGATTTGACTCCGAAAAATCAATTACTGTATCATCAGCACTATCAAAAAAGTCAGACTGAGAGTTTTCATCTATTGTATCTATTACAAATGCTTCACTTATTATATATGAACCTGTTTCAAGTAACAACGAACCTGTTGCAACACTTAATGAACTTTCAAGTATAATTATATTAGAAACTGCACTTACACTATCTTCATAAACAATTCTTCCGACACCAGACTCTAATCCAATGTTACCTGTTCCGTCCTCAAGTGTAATGTCATTAATTACGTTGCCAACAACATTTCTATCGAAGACTTCAGGACTTGCACCGACCTCAAGTTCAACTCCACCAGAACCAACCTCTAGTGTAATACTGTCGTTAGTTGTTCCATCCTCTAGAGTAAACTGATAATTGTTTTGATCAAGAGAGTTGTCCTCTTCTATTGCATCAATTTCAGTAATACCAGTATCAAGATCTTCGTGCGAGTATTCGAATGTTTTAACTTTTAATTTAAAAGCAGGAATATTGTGTATTTGATAAAACGGATCATCGTGATCTACAAAAAGAATTTCGAACATCTTTTTGACTCTAGGAAAGTAAACAAGATCTCCTTCATTTGGTCTTGTCTTGACAATTAGATTAGAGTCAACAGAAACTAATTGTTCAAATCTTCTTTTTGACACAACAAAAGTTGCTTCGTCTTGCATCTGCAATCCGAACTTAGACATGATTTCTTTTTCACCCTCAAAGCCTTCAACATTCTCAAAGTACATTTCTATGAGATATGCATCATCAAAAGTAGATAAAGCATCTTCTTTTAAAAGATCATCTTCATTTACAATTGTTCTTGGAAGATAATAGACATCTTGACCATATATTTTTAATTGCTCTATGATTAAATCTTCATAAAGAAATTGTTCTGGTTTAGTGCCTGAATCAAAATAGACATTAGTAGCCATAGAACTATCCTATCATGTAATCAGGTGGAAGTTCGAATGCAAGCTGAATTTGTTCTTCTAACCTTTCTATGTCTGATTGCGCCTCTTCAAAAATCTTAGCACCATTTAACGTAACACCCCCCAACATTTGAACACCTTCAAACTTAGAAAGGTTAGCTCCCCACTGTCTTTTAATAAGAGCAGTTGTATATCTTTTAAGGTATATGTCATCAAAAACATCTGTGTAAGTAGTTGGGTCTATTTTTCTGTAACACTCAATTACTACATACTCTCCAGCTGCCACATCGTTAGACCAGTCCATATCTATATACAATCTATTTTGGTGTTGATTAAATCTTATTGGTTTTTCACCAACTAGGATGTGGTCTAAAAAGTCAAGATGACGCATGGTCATTTCATAATGAACAATAGATGTAGCAGAAAAATCATACAGATCATTTAATCTTAACTGATAACGAACATCAAACATATTGAGTTCAGATCTATCAGTAAAAGGAAAAACTTTTACGACAGATATGACTGAGTCTGGAACAGGAATCCATCCATTTTGTTCTTCCCATCTAGATGTTATGGTTGAGTCAACTGAATCAGTCGCAGTAGAAGCTGTAGCTCCTGTAGACTCCGATATAATATCACCTGTACTGTCTTCAGTATCAATTCCGCCAGTTGCATCTTCCAAACCAATTCTGGTATAAGTAAAACCAGCTCTAGTTATATCTTGAGCCGTTATTTCATGTTTTAAGTACATCCTTTCAACACCATCATAATGGTATTGTGAAAAGTATTGTAAAGCTTCATCAATTCTATCATCTATTTGATCATCATCTACATTTATTTCAATGACAGGTTTACCTAAAGATCTAAGACAATATTCTTTTAATGTTGCTCTTGTGTTTGGAATTGCCATTTTTACTCTCTTTTAAATACTATTTATTAGTATTACAATGTTTGTCTGTATACGATGTGTTGTCCATCTTCATAGGTTTCAATTTCAGGTTGTTCTTTATACTCTGTATTTCTAGTTTCTTTTAGATCCTCGCCTATTGATCTTGTCCAATTTAGTATACTACTAGTAGTCATTGGAGCGCCCTTAACAACTTTAATGTCGTAATAACTAAAAAAACTTATAATGTGTTTTGCCATTGTGAAATCGTACAACCAAGACCTAGACCCTTTATTGTCCTTACCAAATACTGTGTGTGTTGGTTCAAGAGTTTCAAGTTTTTTAACACCAACTAACACCACAACAACCTTGCCATCTAGTGATAAAGTTAAACCAAAACCATTTTTACTTTCTAAGGTTTTTACAGCAGTATTATAAAAGTATGCTCTTTTATCGCTAGGTGTTTCTAATTCCTCAGAAAACCCCACGTTGCCGTCTATTATTTTACTTTCACAGTCAGCATAACATCTTAACCAATGATTTCTGGGTATCGATGTTATTTTTGAAAGATGTACTTTTGCCATTTTTAAACCTTTATAACCTTACAAAGTAATTTGTTTTAAATGATACTTTTTGCCTCTGTCCATTAAGATTGGATCAGGACACCAAAATGTACCATGTTCACTTAACAATGTCATGCCTTTAGATTTACCAAAAGGCCAAACTAACATAATTGTCCAAGTATTTGGTTTTATATCATATACGTTATGCATGTCATTCGAATTTACAATATTTAACCATCTTCTTTTGTTTGTTTTTATACTACCGTCTGGTTTGATTACATCTTCTGTATAACCACCACTTATGATAAAACTAATAAAATGTTTTGGGTGACTATGATAGTCATTAGTTTTTTCTCCCTCAAATAATCTATTTAACATACAGTACCTAAACAACCAGTAAATATTTAACATAGGTTCGGTTTTAGTACCGCACTTAGCCAAACGAATTTGTTTTTTCATAAATGGAAAGTGATATCTGGTCTTACTCTCAAACACCATCAAACCCTCCATAGAATAAATTTATTTTTTGATGGGGTGTGCCTTCCATCTGCAATACCTTAGCGCCTCTGCGTTTAGCTTGTCCTATTTCCCAATGCGGAACATAATTAGGTTCATCTTTTTTGAAATAAAAAGATTGTCCGTTCCATGAAAAAAATTGCACATCGTAATCAAATACAATCTTATACCTAACACCGTCCATACCAAAAGTCATTACTCTATCTCCGACAAAGTTCTGGTCGTAAAGTCTACGTCTACTGTAGAGTCACCAGAAGAAACATGGGTAAACTGCGAGTCAGCGTCAGCTCTAGCAACCATAGCATCAAAATGTGTTTTAGCAGATGCATCTGTAGTGTGCAGATGTTCTTGCGTTGTGTACACCGATGACATAGTTAAATGGAAGTCTCGCATTGCAACAAGCCAATCTGTATCATATAAATAACTTCTACTGCCAGATGCATCTCTACCTGCTAAAAAGTTTACGATCTTCCAGTTACTATCTATTACGTTTCCCCAACTCATAAAAACAATAGTGCCGTCTTTGCTACACTCAAGGCACATTCCCTTTGTTGCCCATATTTCTGCCGCACCTAATAGTAGTTCAAATTTTTCATCAGNTGATTTGCCGTTTAAGTCCGAAAAGTTATCAGTCGCTTTCGATTCACAATCATCAAACAATCTACGCAAAACAGTTGAGTCTATTGTTGTAATTCGTTGTATACTGTATGTCATTACACTCTCTCTGCTCTTAATTCTATACAATAAATTTTATTATCATTAATAAATTCAGTACTACTTTCTTTATCAAACTGCAATACTCCAGTACCATGAGTGTTAGCATCATCAATAATATCTCTATCAAGCCTAGTTCCATCTGTTAGGTTGTGAATAAAAACACTACCAAAGTTTTTAGCTAAAACATCAGCATCTGGACTAACATCAAAATCGTCAGGACTACACTCAATGGCTAAACCCGAGCCTCCTGTACCAGCTATGCCGTAAATAGCATCAATTGTTCTAGACTTATCTCTAAACTGCATTGTCACAGTATCAGCAAAATTAGTTAAATCTCTGCTTAATCCAGCACCTCCAGCAACATTACCACCAGAAACACCGTTGTGGTGTCCTATTTCGGAAACTTTACTATTAGTGTATGCTTGTGCCCTAACGTAAATAAAATCGATTTGTGCTCCTGCACTTGCGGTTACACCCATCATTAGTTGTCTACCACTCCTGAACCGAATAATGTGTATTCATTTACACCAATAGAAATTAAGGTTGCAACACCGCCAGCGACTATATGAGGATTATCTGTCCCCGTATCTACTACAGAAGCACCTGTACATATACTTAGGGTTTGAGTAAAATCACTAACACTAAGTATAATTTTTGACGCAGAAGTTGTACTGCAATTTACAAAGTGTATTTGGTCGCCTATAGATAACCCTGATGATGCGTTTGGTAAATTAATGGTGACATTTGCAGATCCTTTATGTACATATGTTCTACCAACATATCCTAACACAACACTACTATCAACTGTTGTGTCTGAGTTTGTAGTTTGAATAATATTACCAACTAGTGACCCAGATAACTTAGCAATGACCCCTTTCATTGCAAGATCATCAACAGACTTAACGTCTTGGTGGTTAGAAGCGTCCTCGTAAGAGAGGTATCCACCACCGTTTCCTACCTCTAGTAAGAATGCTCCGCCTGGCCCTCCAGTCCCATTGAAATTCGTATCAATTGTTTCATCTACGCCATCACTACCAGTTAAGTCGAGTGAAGGAGTCGCACTTTCTATTCCTATTTTTGAATTTTTTTCGACTATCGCAAAAGAAAAATCTTCTGATGTTTCTACATCAAGAGTAAGGAATCCTTGAGGTCTGTCTATTCCGTCTTCCCTTAAAGAATCTTCTAAAGCAATTGGTTCAGTACCACCGTCTTCTAAGACTAATTTAAATCTACTTGTAGTGTCAAGTCCGTCTTCTAATAATACACTGTCTATTAAAGACTCATTTAGTATTGCGCCTCTATTTCCACTGTCAGTGCCTTCTTCTATTTGAAATCTAAATGATGCAGAAGATATGTCTGAAGTTATTGTTCCATCATCTGTTGTGACAACATCTGCAAACTGATCATCAACATATGCATTCAGTTTGTCTGTGGTGTCGTTATATAAAAGAGCGCCATTGAATTTTGTTGGTGCTACTAGAGCATCTCTACCTGCTTGACTAAAATGACCAACTTCAAACACAACTTTATGCATTCTAATTCCTTCATCAACCTGATTAGGAAATAGAAAAGATTGAAAATCTCCACCATCGTCATCAATATCTAGTGATGTGCCTGCAAGTGCAAGAGCCTCAGTATTTGCAATTTTTATTGTGGTGCTGTCTTCTACAATTGCAAAAAATCTACCACCATCTGCATCAACATTACTAACTTCTATTTCTGTACTAAATGCATCATTATAGATGACTGGATCACCTGTTCTAAGTTCATGAGCGTTTTGGAATGTTATGGTATCATTTGTTTTATTAATAACAGATCCATTTGATAAACTACCAGTGTCATCAACAGAATCAGTTCCTCTAGATCTTAATAAAACACCACTACCTCTAGGTAAATACAAGAATGCGTGACTGTCAGAGTTTGTAAAAGAAACTGTTGGGTTTTCCATACGAAGGAAAGATTCAAAGGTGCTGCTACTTCCTCCATCAGTACCAGATGCAAAATTAGACCCCTCAAACTTAATACCTTGACCTGCTGATCCTAGTTGAAGTCCAACAGAACCACCAATAGTTGCACCAGCGCTGTTCAATGTCAAAGCAGGAGTATCACTTGGCCCAATATCAAAAATATCTTCAGTTAAATCAGTTACTGTATTATCAGTGCCACTACCACCATCAGTAACAAAAAATCGGATATCACATGCTTCGCCACCATCATCAACACCACTTCCTGAAATTGAAGATGTCATTTGAGCGTAATAAGTTTTTTCACCAGCATCATTCTGACCAAGAAATAATATACGTCCAAGTTGGTCGGAGTTTGCAGGACTAGAAGAATTTCTAAAAAGTGAAATAGTTGGGCCTGCATTATCACCAGTACCAGTATCAACGATTTCCATAGCCGAAGCATTTACAGTTAATCTAGGTTCACTGTTTGCAAAGCTTAATATATCAGTATCACTTGTGTGACCAATAGTAGTACCATTTATTGCAATATTATCTACTGTAAGTGCAGTAAGAGTTCCTAATGAAGTAATATTTGTTTGGGCTGCACCAGTAACAGTTGCGGCTGTGCCAGATGTATTACCTGTCACATTACCAGTTAATGTACCAACAAATCCTGTAGCAGTTATTTTACCTGTACTTGGGTTGTATGTTAATGTTCCATCAGATTCAAGACCAAGATTGCCGCCATCAACATCTCCACCAGCAGTGAAGATAAGAGCATTACTTTCGTCTGTGCTTTCGTTATCTGTTATTGTGACTGTAGTAGCAACTGTTGCTGTATCAGCTGTACCTGTAACATCACCAGTTATATCACCAACAAATGCAGTTGATGTAATACTTGTCGCACCAGTAACTACACCAGCATCAATAACAATTGCACCATCAAGAACAATCTGTTGTCCTGCTACTGGCGTTATCGTTAAATCTGTACCAGCAGTACTTGTTATTGCATTACCGTTGATATTAATATTATCTACTTGAAGTGCAGTTAGTGTTCCTACTGAAGTGATATTTGTTTGAGCAGCAGTTGTGACTGTAGCAGCAGTACCAGATGTATTGCCTGTTACATTACCAGTTAGTGTTCCTACAAATCCAGT